GGCTACCCAAAAAGACCCCAAGCAGATTTGGGTCAGTCAGCCATTGCATGGGAGGTTCCGGTTTGCCGCCGAAAACCTGACTTACAAGGGTATCATGAACTGCAAAAATTCCGATGTCCTCATGACAGCCGCCCTTGACGCCCTGTCTGAAAAGCTCGGGGTGAAGCTGTGACCCGCGAATACTGGATATGGGCCATTGTAGGGACTGGAATGGCCTGCAACGTGGCCTCATGGGTAGTCATATATCTTACCCGGCCTACCCGTTGGGAAGGGGTCAAATTTGAAGGGAGAGACGATGAACACGCTTAAAAAGTGGCTTTTGCTGTCTCCTTTCGTGATGTCAGCCATTCTAGCAGGGCATCTTCTGGCGGATTGGCTGGCCCCTAAACTTTTCTAGAAATCTCCAACATTTATTGGAAGGATTGATTACCTTTAGGGAAGTCAAACAAGGAGTCAAAATGAACGTACTCGACCAACTTCTCGCCCAGCTCCCCGAGGGGGCTACCATCACCCGCCGCGCTCATTCGTGGGTAGTGGAAACCCCTGAGCGTAAGGGTTACCTGTCATGCGGGTCAACCCCTACCTTGGCCCTCAGTCATTGTCTTAAAGGGGCTGCTAAAGCCGAACTGGACGCCTTGGAAGGGCTTGCCAAATGACCGCCGCGCAGCGTGAAAAGTGGGAAATGCGTCAACTGGACGCCCACCTAGAAGAAGCCCCCGAATACGACTACAAGCGGTACAGGAATCTTCCTTACCGTGAAATGGGCGGCGTTTGGGTGGATGCTGACGGGGAACCCGTTGAGGAAGCCGTAGCCATTCGGGAGAATGACGCGGAGTGTGAGAGACAGGACGAACGTAAGAGAGAGGCCGAAGAAGCCCTTTGGGACGAAGGAGACTGGTGATGAACCGTTTAAGCTGGACGTGGGCAATCGGAACGTGGAACTCAAAGAGCAAAACGGTTTCCGTATGTCTTTTCGGATTCGGGTTTGGGGTGCGGCTTTCGCCTTGGCGTGAGGCCCATATTTCAACCCCTTGGGACACGTACTTTTGGAGACGCCGCTAATGCTTTCCATAGACCGTATCAAGCGCCTAAAAGCCCTTCCTAGCCTTATGAGAATGGAAGAAAAACTAGAACTGCTGGAACTGGCCGAGAAGCACCACCCGGATAACTTTATGAAGGATGTCGCTTGGTATAAGCCTGACCCCTTGGGGGATGAAATAGCCTCCTACGAGAATCCTTCATCGTAAAACCCCGCTTGCGTATGCCCCGGCGTATAGCGGTTCACTAAAGGGGCGTTAAAAGGCTAAACAACCGAGAAAGGTTTTTATCATGCCTACTTACATCGAAGAGAACGAGAATCAGCAGGAACGCGAGAAACACCCGGCAGGAATGGCTAACGCCGTCTGCCTGTGGATCGAGGACATCGGACGCCACAAGGGCGAATGGAAGGGCAAAGAGAAGATCCAGCGCAAGTTGCTTTTCTTCTGGGAAACATCCAAGAAACAGGCCGATGGAAAGCCGTTCATCATTTCCAAGAAGTACACCGCGTCCATGTACGAAAGTGCCCAGCTTCGGGCCGACCTCGCTGCATGGAATGGTGGGGATTTCACGGAAGCCGAACTCAAGCGGTTTGACGTGGATATGTTCTTGGGGCGTCCCTGCCTCCTGAATTTCGTCCACACCACGGACGGCAAGTATTCGAACATCGCCAGCATCACCCCCCTCATGGACGGTATGGCCCCCTTGGTTCCCGTGAACAAGGAAAAACCGGAATGGTTGACCAAGTGGGTTGCGAAACTCCGGGCGGCGTCGATGGATGCGGGCAGCGAGAATCAGGCTCCGCCGCACGACGATTCGGAATTACCGTTCTAGCCTTCCGTTTTATAGGGCTTTTGACTACATTTATTCAGATGAAAACCTGCTTCAAATGTTTCAAAAGCCTTCCTTTTACGGAGTTCTACAAACACCCAGCCATGGGCGACGGCTATTTGGGAAAATGCAAAGACTGCACCAAGGCTGACACCAAGGCTAGGGCGGAAGAAAAAAGCAAAGACCCTAAATGGATTATCTCCGAAAGGAAGCGCGGGAGGGAGAAATACCACCGCCTTGGATACAAAGACATTCATAAAACCCCTTCGGATAGGGCTTCAAGGGCGGCGAAGGCATTTAGGAATGCGTACCCAGAGAAAAAAGCGGCATATCACGCGGTATGCAAGATTAAGGTGAAGGAAGGGCATAACAACCATCATTGGTCTTATAGTCAAGAACACTTTTTAGACACGATAGAACTTACTATCGCAGACCACGCAAAAGCGCACCGATACTTGTCATACGACCAGTCAATCAAGAGGTACAGAACAATGCACGGAACCGACCTGTCAACCAAAAGAAAACATTTGCGCTACATCAAGGCCGCAATCGGATTGCCAGACTAAAACACACCACCTAACAGCCAGTCCGGGGTATTCTAAAGGCTCCGAGGATTGCAGCCCGTGAGATCGGTTCGAGTCGGGCCTTTTTGAAAGAACCTTATGACCTTATCCTCTGCGAAACTCCGTGCAAGCCTCAACGTGCCCCTGCAAGCCTGTCTTACCAAGGATCAGGCCCGTAAGGTATGTCTGGAGTTTCAAGCCCTGCACGGGCGGTCTATATGGCCTCAGCAGACGTTCCATGGAGGGGAGTTTTCGCAAGAGACGTTCGAATCCCTCGCACTAGCCCATTTGGAGAGGGTCAGGGAAGACGACGAAATAGCCGCCGCGTGGCCTCGCAACCTGAACCTGTGCCGGAACTTTGAGCAGTTCGAAGCATTGAGGCGGCAATTGGAGAGAACGGTTTTGCGGGAGGACACCGCGAATTATGACTTGCTCTTGGAAAAGGGGCGAGAGCTTGGGCACCCGGACTACTTGGAGGAATGATGACCAAAGAAATCGTTGTCCCCATCACACGCCACCCCTATTTGACAAAAGTGGTTCCTGGCTCCCCTGAAGTGGTAGCAGGATTCATTTTGTCAAAGGGGATGGACTGGGAAGGGGAAATGGTTCTGCGGGACAAGAAGGTAAAGCGGTCGCGGGGGCGAGAAGGGGAGGAAGGGAATCAGGACGGGGCTTTCTTTGGGCCGATAATGAAAGTCCTGATGGAAGAGATATGGCAGACGAAGAACAAGGACGAAGCGTATATTCGCACCCTAGAGGAAGTGTCATATGTCATGGAGAGGAATCCCAAAGGGGGCCACCCACTCAAGCGGCTAATCCATGTATCGGACATGGACATGGGGCAGATGGCCCGGCTCATTGACGATGTACTTCAATGGGCCGCTCAAGAGCACGGCGTGTACCTTGAAAGTCCAGATCCAAAAAAGGCAAAGCGTTGGAAAGAACGGTTTAAACGAGAGTATCAACAAAAGGAGCAATGATGCAAATAGTAGAAGGCGCGTATTACAAGAGGCGGGATGGGGAAGTGGTGGGGCCTGCGGAGCCTAATCAACACAAAACCGCGAGATATCCTTGGAACATTCCCTTGAATGGTGGTTTTTGGGGATACACGGATAACGGGGAAAGTTGCCTTAGCGACAGAAACGATGACATAATCGAGCGCGTCAACCCTGACGGGACACCTTACAAGGAGAAAAGCATGACCAGCAAAACCTGCGTAACGGCGGAAGACCCGATTGAAATGGGTGCCGCTGGCGTTGTCTTGGGGGCGGCATACCAAGACGGGCACGAAAAGCTTTACGGTTTCGATAGTGGCGGCAAGCCTATGGCTTGTTATTCGGGGGCCGACGTGTTTTCTTCCCCCCTTGTAAAACCGCTTCTTGCTCGCTTACGCACCGAATGCAAGCCGCTGGTGAAGCTGCCGATGACGGTGGAGCAGTTCGTAAAAATTGCCCGCGTTTATTTCGGGTACATGCAGGAGCCTATCGGCAACAGCCACAAAAGCGCCATGCTGGACGCCCTCGCCGCCGAAGGGTTTGAGGTGACGGGATGACCCGCCTCAAAAAGACGGGGAACCCCGCTACCTCAAAGAGGTTGCGCGCGGTAGAAAAACTTATCAGCAGAAAACGCGGCGCAACAAGCCTTGAAATAGCCTATGCTACGGGTTCCATGTCCCCGCATAGTGACGTAAGCCGCCTTAGAACCTTCCATGCGGACTCTAGTAGCCCATGGGTAGTCCTCAAGGCCCAGTACATGTACACCACCGTTAACGGGTACAGGGTGAACAGGTTTAGGATGGTGAGGAAATGAAGGAGGATATGATTCTTTGGATTCTTTGTATTGCTTTCCTTACCGTATGCGCATTCCGAAAACTTTCCGTATTCGGGTATGTGATGTTGTCAACCCTTTTTGTATGGGGAACAATTCTTATCTGGGTAAAACCATGACCGCCTTAAAAAACCATACCTGCGACATCTGCAACGCCCCCATTGGCCCCGGTGGAGCGGTCACCAAGACCCGTAAAGCCTGCGAAAAGCATAATCTCCTTATAGGCCGTTTCAGTCTTAAGGAGAGCTACGGGAAGGCGGGCGACAGGTACAAGCGTGAAGGCGCTGGTGGCCGGGCGATTAAAGTAGGTGGTATGTCTATGGGAAGGAATTTCAGAGGGTAAAAGTAAAATGAAAAACAAGCTAACTACGTGTGATTTTTGCGATAAATACCCAGACGCATTTCAAGGCACGCACAATGCTTTTTGTTCGTCCCATATCAACAAAAAGTCTCAGGCGGCGGCGAACAGCGGAGGCCCAGCAATTACGAAAAGGAACAGGGCATCTAAAATTGCGGCGTCTTTTGATATTCACGCACGAATTTCGTTTAAGTCTGCTGCCAATATTGACGGGTTTGACTCCCACGGAGCGATGTAAATGCCGCCTAAAGGCTACAAGTTCAGCGAAGAATCAAAAGCTAAAATGTCCGCCTCCTGCAAGGCCGCTTGGGCCAACCCTAAGAAAAGAGCGGCTAGAACAAAGCCCCTAAAGAATCGTCCTAGATCCCAAGAGACAAAGGATAAAATCAAGGCGTCCAAGCTGGCCTTTCACCAAGGGGTCAGGGAGAGGGCCATTGCCTCGGCTAAAAGGCTGTCGGAAAAGGCTTTAGAACTGGCTCAAAATATTACGGTTTAAGTTTCAACACCTTGCGTTGACAGGTTGGCAATAAATAAAACGCGGGTGGTCGGAAAGATTCCGAAATATTAGCAACACGAAACAGGAACGCTTTATTACATATTGGGGCATGAGCAACACTAACCGTATTTTACGCAATGCGTCAAAATCCAAGATATTCGACCTGCTCCCCTGACTTGCATTGCAAGGTTCGGGTTGCTCATACTCTCCGTGTTAAGGGGAGCAGGATCGACTATGGGGTTTTTGAATGACTACATATTCCGAAAAACTGCTCGACCCGCGCTGGCAGAAAAAACGGCTTGAAATTTTGAGCAGGGATCAATTCACCTGCATGATTTGCTTTGATTCCGCAAGCACATTACACGTCCATCACCGTATTTACCGACCCAAAACTGAGCCATGGGACTACCCCGAATGGGCTTTGGTTACGCTTTGCGCAAGCTGCCACGCGGGGGAATACGACGATGGCCGCGAGCGTACACGGCTTTGGGAATCCCTCGCTAAATGCGGGTTTTCTCTTTCCGACATAAACACGATTTCAGAAGGGTTTGAAACCCTGCAAGTGGTGTATGCCCCTGACGTTACCGCCTCCGTTTTGCAATTCCTGTTTTCAAGCAGAGAATTAATGGATAACGCCAGAGAAGCATTCTTTGAGCATCTGAAAAATCAGCCGAAACCTTTCTAATGGCCAAACTACCCTATATCCAATTTTACCCGGGAGACTGGAGGAAAGACCCGGGCGTTCAGTCCTTGGACTACGAAACCCGTGGCATCTGGTTTGAAATCCTTATGCTCATGTTCGAATCCTCGGAGCGGGGGAAACTGCTCTTGAACGGCCAACCTATGCCGGACGAAGCTATTGCTCGGTACCTCGGTTTGGATAAGCAAAAAGCAACCACCCACTTAACCAACCTTCTAACCTACGGGGTAGCTTCGCGTGACGAAAAGGATGGGGCTTTGGTTTGCCGTCGCATGATTCGGGACGAGGAACTAAGGAGTATCCGCTCAGAGTGCGGAAAATTGGGTGGAAACCCCAAATTGAAGAAAGATTTGCTTAACCAAAATCCTAACCAAATCTCTGATATTGATAGTGAAGATGAAAAGGGAAAGGGGGGCGCGGGGGGAAAACAAAACGATTTAAAAATCCAATTCGACGCGGCCCGTCAAGCGTATCCCGGTACTCGGCGTGGGCTAGAAACTGAATGGAAGCATTTCCAAGCACGACACGGAAAGAGGGCGGCAGAAATAGTCCCCCTCCTTATGCCAGCCATTCTAGCCTTTCGAGCACATATCCAGCGTGAAAAAACGGAACGGAAGTTTATCAAGCATTTCCAAGGGTGGATTACGGAAGAGCGCTGGACGGTCGAATACGCTGCCCCCGTGATAAAGCCCTCCTTCGAAGAACGCGCCAGAAACTATCACTCTGACCCCAGAAGCCCCCACATCTAATGCTGACCATCAAAGAAACAGCCCTGAAACTCAGGGACGAAGGCTTTTCGGTTATCCCGGTTCACCCTACCGAGAAGCGCCCGACCATTTCCGCATGGACGGAGTACCAGAAGAGACAGCCGACCCCCGAAGAAATGGAAACGTGGGATTGGCGGGGCGTAGGGGTCATTTGCGGGGAAGTTTCCGAGAACTTGGTCTGCATTGACATCGACACGAAAAACGACCTGTCAGGTTCCCTGATTCGGGACTTTATCGGGGCAGTTAAGGCCATTGACCCAAAGCTGCTGGATCGCCTTGTCGTTGAAGAAACGATGAATCACGGGCGGCATATCCTTTTCCGCGCCCCCCACACTATCCCGACCAAGGATCTAGCCCTTGAAGCAAACCGGGCGGTCATTATCGAAACCCGTGGCGAAGGGGCTTACTTTGTCTGCGCCCCCACCCCCGGCTATCGCCTGACCCAAGGTGAAATCTACGCGGCCCCGATTCTGACCGAGGAAGAAACCCAAATTATCCTGTCGGCGGCGGAATCAATCAACCGCTATGCCCCGGAAACCGTCACTTACCAAAAAACGGAAATGAAAGGGAGCGGGGTTACCCCCCTTGACGACTACGACGCGAAAACCGGGATTGAGGCCATGGCCGATATGCTGGTGTCGCGGGGATGGAAAACAATCCTTCGCCGTGGGGAGACATTCAGCCTATGCCGCCCGGATAAGCATGAGAGGGCCATAAGCGCCACCCTAGGCCATATTCCGGGACGCCTGTACATTTTCTCCACCTCGACCGAATTCGAGGCTAGACGGGCTTATAAAGCCTCCCAAATGTATTGCGTCCTGAACCACGGGGGGGATTATCACGCCGCTGCCAAGGATTTGTACGCCCAAGGGTTCGGGGAGAGAAAAGAGCACAAAAATGAGCCAGCCCCCGTAAAGGTGCAGCACGACACCCAAGAGAAAATCACCGTTGTCGGGGTTAACGACCTCAGGGACAAGGTGAAGGTCATTTGGGAACGGGGGATGGATAAAGGGCTTACCACCGGGTTTTCGAACCTTGAGGGGCTTTACAGGGCGGTCAAGGGGCAACTAAACATCATGACTGGGATTCCCTCTCACGGGAAGTCCGAATTTCTGGACAACCTGCTCTACAACTTCGCCAAAATCCACGATTGGAAGTGCCTGATTTTCTCCCCCGAGAATTACCCCTTGGAACTCCATGTCAGGAAGCTGGCCGAAAAGGCCATGCAGCGTAGCTTCTATACTCCTGAAAAGGGGAAGGCTCCGTTCAAGGACGTTGAGGCGGCAATGACATGGATGGCGTCTCACTTCTGGTTCGTCAACGTGGGGGAAGCCGACATTGACCTTGAGGGGATATTGGCCCTAGCCGGACAAGCGGATTACGACCTTGTCCTGATTGACCCTTGGAACGAGATAGGCGACAGCACCCCGAAAGGGACAACGGAACACGCCCATATAGGAACGGCCCTTAGACGGGTGCGGAAGTTCGCCCGGCAGAAGAAGATTTCCTTTTGGATCGCCGCCCATCCGAACAAGATGCGGAAGGACAGCAAGACCGGCGAAACCCCTATCCCGAATATGTACGACATTTCGGATAGCTCCCATTGGTACAACAAGGCTGACAACGGGTTCTGCGTCAACCGTGACTTTGCCGAGGGGTCAACCGAGCTACACGTTTTAAAGGTTAAGTTCAAATACTACGGCAAGACCGGGGTTGCCAAGTTCCGGTACATTGAGGACGGCGGGGTATTCGTGCCGTGGAGCGTATCGGATGATTTCGGAAACCCGCCGCCCAGCTATCGCGACCGCCAGACAGGAGACACTTTTTGATGTTATTCATTTCAGGGGCAAATCTGCCTAGAGGGGGATTTTAAAATGAAAAAAGAACTTTCAGGCAGACAAATGGTTGCGGACGCGGAAAGAATCTGCTCTGAACTAAATAAGGCCCATACCGAATATGTTGAGCGGACGCGAAAAGGGTTGGAACCCATTTTTGCAGAAATGATTGCAAAGATTCCTGAGTACGTGGGGGACAAAGATCAATGCAACGCCTAACCGCTACGGACACCTCCCAACACATAGCTCCTATACTCTCAGAAGTTGTTAGAAAAGCCTTGTTTGGCTGCTACCTAGCAAACGGGAATAAGCTAGAGGACATACCGGCCCACCCGTGGCCGAAGGCGGGGGGCAGCCAAGAATGGAGCAGAAAATGAGTGATAAAGAAAAATGGGCCGTTGGGCAGCAGGTTTATTTGCGCGACATAAACGAGAACCGTAGCCGGTCAAACGATTTCGTCCCACCTATCGTAACAATTGAGAAGGTTGGCCGAACGCTTGTTTATGTGACGATGTATCATTCGCTGAAATCTTTCAGAAAAAATGACGGCAGGGCAAACGACAATTACGGACACGCCCATATCCAGTCATTTTCGGATTATGAAGAATCTCAGGCCATCCTTATTCAAGCCAAGAGGCTTTGGAAGTATGGGATAAAACTCCCTTTGGGTAATTTCAATTTGGCAGCGCATATTGCCATAGCAGACCTTGTAGAACGCCTTGATGGAAAGCCTAATGACTAACGTCCTCAAACCCCTAGACGTTCGGGCCTTGGAAATGCTAAAGGAGAAACAATGCCTCTAAAGATCGGCAAGGTAAACCCAAGGTTCGCCGGGCTGGCCCTTGCGCCCACCATGAAGGCCAAGAAGCCTGTAGCCCGCGCCAAGACGCCTGAGGCCATTATCCAGCAGTCCATTGAGGACTACTTGGATAGGGAAGGGTTGGTGTACTTTCGCATACCAGACGCGTTGCTTAAAGCCGGGTTCGCGCATGGAAACGCAATCAACTACGCCCTCATAAATGCCGCCGCCGCTGTCCGTGGCTTCCCTGATCTAGTGATTTTCGACCCGGCGCAATGGGGTTTTGTTCTGCCAATTGAGGCGAAAACCTTAATCGGCAAAATGACGGATAGCCAGCGGAAATGGCAGAAGTGGATCGGCACCCGCCTTTGCAGAAGCAAAGAAGAAGCTGTAATCGAGATTGAGAAGTGGCGAAAAGACCCGTTGGGGTATTGGAGTCTGTAAAATCGGCGCTTGGAAGAAATTTGGCAGATGAAAAATAAATGAGAAATCGCTTGTAAACCGTGCACCGTTAACCTAAGTTCTACTCATCACCAACAAGGAGGCGTTATGGCAGAAGGCAATACCGGAATCGAAAATACGGGCAACTGGAACAGCGGCAACTGGAACAGCGGCTACCGGAACAGCGGCGACCGGAACAGCGGCAACTGGAACAGCGGCAACTGGAACAGCGGCGACCGGAACAGCGGCGACCGGAACAGCGGCAACTGGAACAGCGGCGACCGGAACAGCGGCAACTGGAACAGCGGCTACTGGAACAGCGGCTACTGGAACAGCGATACCCCTAAAGCCCGAATGTTCAACAAGGACACGAACCTTACCCATGAAGAGGCTTTCGGACTTCTTCCCGAAATTTTCCAAAACCTCGTAATTACCGAGTGGGTTAGCTTCTCGGATATGACCGCCGAAGAAAAGAAGGAGTGGCCGAAAGCCTACGTTTGTGATGGATACCTGAAAACTCACGATTACAAAGCGGCATGGGCTACTTTGTGGAAGAAGGCGACGAAGGAGGACATAGAAAAAACAAAGTCCCTTCCCAATTTCGACGCGGATATTTTTGAGGAAATCACCGGAATTAAGATCGACGCCAACCCGGCAAAATCGGAACTTCTCGCCAAGGCTGATGAATTGATCCAGAAGGCCGAAGAACTCAAGGCGCAGGCGGGGAAACTGTGAAAAAGCCAACTTTCGCAAGGATTCATGCCGCTGACAACAGGGCGGCGGTTTCAGAGGTAAAGCGTCGAATTCGCGCATGGGAGAAGGCAAAAGACGGCCCACGCCCCACAGTAGCGGATGTAATCGCGGACTGGCACAACACGTACCTTAGATTTCACTTGGGGGAGAAGAAATGAACAACTGGATTGATTGGGTGGTGTTCGGGGTGTTTGCTGTCATGAGCGACATGGTAATCGGCGGCATTTGCCAGAGACTAGACGCCACGATACGTTTTCATCTTGCGCTTTGGGTTGCAATCCTATGCGCCACTTTCCTCCTTGCCTGTACCCCTACAGAGCCTGTAAAGCCCTCTTGCCACTACACCGGAGCGGATGGGATGGAGTACGTCTGCGGCGCCGACACGACCCGGTGGGTGCCATGAGCGCGCTGCTCGCCCTACTGCTGGCGGCTGCGCCCATGAACGACACCGCTGTGGCGTCGGGGGTTGCTCCGTTAATGACAAAATTGGATAGCATCACGACAGAAATCAAGCGAGCGGCACCCACGCATTTCTTCGTGGACACGGTTGTCAAGCATACCCACGTTTGTCCCAAAAACGGGACCATGTGCACGATCCTGACCATCAGAGACACGGCTATCACCACCTACGACACCACCTGGGTTTACCCCGTGCAGAAGAAGGAGAAATAACGATGAAGAAGATTTTGTTTGTTTGGATTATCGGGTGGATCGCCTGCTCAATACTGGCTTTTGGACTCGTCAATGGGCACAAAAGATGGTTTTCTAACTGCGAAGTGCCGAGACTTGGATATGGGCAAAGGCAGAACTTGGGAATCATTGTTATGATGACAGTGGTCGGCCCGGCTGGTGTTGTGGTGGAATCTATTGTCACAAACTTCGCAGAGCACGGCCTCGACTACTCTTGGGGTTGGAAGGCTGAACAAGGAAGAGGCTGCAAATGACCGCCCCCCTGCCGAATGAACTGAGCCCGGAGGTGCGGGAGGCGCTGGCATGGGCTAAGGATCACGCCACGCCGTACATCAAGAGTGAACTTCACCTGTCCACCCTCGCCTCCTACATCGAATCCCTCCCCGCCCCCCATGAGGGGGAAGGGATGCCGGACGCGCGATACGATAAAGAGTGGTTGGAAGAGTTCAACGAGTGGAATTCCAAGACCATCCATGAATTCAGGGGGCTTCCGGTCGAGGTTTGCCTGCCAGGAACCCGCGCCCGCCTCTCCGCAGAACCGAGGACGTGGCAGCCCATGGAGACGGCTCCGAGGGATGGGACCGAAGTTCTGTTCGATTTCGGAGATCGCCGCGAGGCCATGAAGTATCTGGCTCCGGGCCAAATCGGGGAGGGGTGGTACGGGTCAAGTATTATCACCCATGCCGCAATGCTCGAATTTAATCCAAAGTGGATTTCGCTTCCCCAACCTCCCGCTTTGAACGGGGGTGAGTGATGCTCGACCCGAACGCACCGGCTTATCCCGGCTTTACGCGAGACAAGTGGCCCGGCTATGAAGAAACGATGTTGCCGGAAGGTGGGCTCACGATCCGCGCCGAGTTTGCCGCAAGAGCGATGCAGGGGATGCTGGCGGCAGCCGTGGAATTCAAGGAGCTACAAGACACTCCCCATCACATACGGCCCGAGGCAAGAGCAAAATTTGCTGTCCGCCATGCCGACGCCCTGATTGCCGAACTGAACAAGCCGACGAAAGGAACCCCATGACCGAATCAACCACCCCCGCCGCGCTGCTGCCGTGTCCCTGGTGCGGAATTGTTCCCGCCCCGCTGGAATTTTCGGTAGAGTGCAATGGCGCTCTTTGCCCTGCGTATGGAAAGCGGTTTACCGTCCGAGACTGGAATGACCGCCGCCCCGTTCCCTCCGAGCGCGGGGGCGCGGGGACGCGGGGGCCGCAATGAAGCTGATCGATGTTTCAACTCCGAAGCACCCGAACACCTTTGTAAAGGTGGACGACGAGGACTTTGAACCCCTGAACCAATGGAAATGGACCATAACAGAAAAGGGCTACGCCCGGCGACGAGTTCCAGACGGGAGACGTCGCAATCTATTAATGCACCGCTCCATACTGAATGCTGCCAGCGGTGTCCTCGTTGACCACATCAACGGCGACAAGTTGGACAATCAAAGGGCAAACCTTCGCCTCTGCACTCTTACGGAGAACTGCCGAAATCGAAAGCCAAACCTCGATGGGACTTCAAAGTATAGAGGCGTTGGCTGGTCCAAAAACGAAAACAAGTTCCGCGCCAGAATAAAAATTGGCGGCGGGCAGCGTGTGGCACTAGGGTATTTCAAGTCCGAGACGGAAGCGGCCATGGCCTACAACGAGGCGGCGCTTAAATATCACGGCGAATTTGCCCGACTGAACATCATTGAATCAACCGAGGGAGGCAAAAAATGAAAGAGGAATTTAACCCGAAGGGGCTGGAAGGGCTCGACATTGTAGCGTGGATGGCGCCTGAGGGATCCGGTGGAGGCGTAATAACCGCTGTCACAAAGGCGTACGCCGAGGGTTCCGCCAACGAGTACCTGAAAAAAGACCGAGCGGACTACACCGAACCCCTCGTCCGCCTCTCCGACGTTGCGGCCCTTGCGCCACAGGGGGAGGTGGTGGCGTGGACGCGGTCGGACACCCCTACCGTGTTTATCACGGCCTTGGATAAAACGGAAGGCGAAAAGTACAACTGGGATCGCGTCAAGCTGTATACCGTCCCCCTGTACGCCTCCCCCGTAGCGCCGGTGGCCCCGGAGGCGCTGGAACTCTTGGCCTTGGAACGCGAGGCGTGGGGAACCTTAAAGCACGTCGAAACGATGGCGCAGGCCGGGGACGGCGCGGCCGCATCAGCCTTAATTCGAATTTACCAGCGGGCTCTCCGCTCCTCCGGGGGCGGGAAGTGAGCACGCTGCACGTAGTCGCCCTTTCTGGGGGCAAGGACAGCACCGCCCTCGCGCTTCGCCTTGCGGAAATAGTCCCGCTCGACTACACCTACGTGTGCACGCCAACCGGGCGTGAGCTTCCGGTGATGTTCGAGCATTGGAAGCGCCTCGCCGTACTTCTGGGCAAGCCGTTAACCCCCGTGGTCGGCGGCTCCCTTTTCAGCCTTATTCGCCAGGAGAAAACGATCCCGAATTTCCGGCAACGCTTTTGCACCCGGATGTTGAAGATCGAACCCTATGCGGCGTGGCTGATGAAGCAGACCGAGAAATACGACCGTATCGTCAGCTACGTGGGGCTGCGGGCGGACGAGGAAGGGCGCGAGGGCGGCGACTACAAGATGGTGCCGGGCGTGGAAATGCGGTTCCCCATGCGCGAGTGGAATTGGGGGATCGGGGACGTGCGCGCATACCTCGATTCCAAAAATATCGTGATTCCCCCGCGAACCGATTGCGACGTGTGTTTCTTCCAGCGCCTCGCGGAATGGTGGCGGTTCTGGAGGGATTTCCCGAAGGAGTGGGCCGAGGGCGAGGCCATTGAAAAAGAAATGGGGCACACTTTTCGAAGCCCGGGCCGGGATACATGGCCCGTGAGCATGGAGGGCCTTCGCCTCCGCTTCGAGGCTGGCGATGTTCCGACGCAAAGTATTAACCGTGAACTAAAGGACATGCAATGCCGAGTATGCAGAATTTGAGCCCCCTTCCCCCTACCTACACCACGGAGACGCCATGAGCAACCCACTAGAAGAAATTAGCACCCGTGAATTGGCGTTCCGAATGGAGCGCATGGTGAAAGGCGAGGTCGTATTTGATCGCTTTGTTGTCGCCGAAGCGGTTAGTCGCCTAAGGATGGTTGCGGAAGCAGAGCCATCTATGAAGCCGTACCCGTGCCGGATACCCATTGTTGCGGCAAAAAGAATCGCCGTGAATTACGGGTACGATCAGATTGTGGTCATGGCTCGAAAGACTGGCGAGGGCGGGATGGAGCACGTTACGACCTACGGCGTAAGCCGGGAACATTGCGTGGTCGCAGAAAAGATGGGAAACGCCTTGAAGCGCGTGATGCAGTGGCCCGAGAGCGAGATAAAACTAAAACCCAGAGGGAATCGGGCAGCCGAAGCGCCCAAGGAGAATCTATGAGCAACGAAAATCCCACCCCCTCGGTCCAGGACTCCGCAGCCGCCGCGCCCTGCGATTGGGAATTGGCTCTGGAGCGGATCTACAACGCTTTGGGCATGTTCCAGCCTCCCCTTCCCGAGCCACCCTACGAGCCCGACGATATGGCTGACGCGATCCTTGCGAAGATCGCTCCCCACCATTGCCGCAGGATCGTCGAGGTCGAGGAAGACCGCGAACCGATACAACCCGCAGACTACCGCTATTACCAGCAGCCCGCAGCCGCCGAGGGAGAGACGCCGGACCCCGAGGCGCACTACAACCCGAATTGCTCGAAATGCGGCGGGACCGGGCAGACGTATTTGGGAGAGGGGGAATTCGGGGGCACCTGTAGCCTGTGCTACCCCGAGCCTGAACCGAGCGAAGCGGAGCAAGCCTTCGACTGGATGCAAGCCTACTGGGCCGATAATCTCGGGAAGGGCGACGAGCCGTTCGACATCACCGAGTTCGAGGGGCTGCTGGAGGATATGCGCGAGAACGTCGTGCTGGGCCGCTCCCGTGAAGCCAGGAGCGGGGAGGTGGAGCTGGTACCGCAATGCCTAGAATGTATGTCCAGGGCGGAGAACGGCTACTGCCGAAACAAGAACTGCATTGTTTACGGTAAGACGGTTCACCCAGGCGTCTACGGCTATCACCCGCCCCGCGCCCTTCTGGCCTCCGGTAAGACCCCGACATGAGCTACGAAGCCATGAGCCGAGCCGAACGTCGCGAATGGGATAAGGCGAACCGGAAGGAAAAGAAGTGCCCGCGCTGCGGCTGGGGATTTAAGTCCTCGCACAACTGCGACCAGGTAATTGACGCCGAGCGGGCCAAGGCCCCGAACCAAGGAAAAGGAGAATAGGGGTCTTTTATGATCGAATTCGAAGTCACCGATAGGATCGTTTCGGCGTTTTGGGAAAATGTATCTCCCGGCGATAAAAATGAATGTTGGGAATGGCATGGGCGAAGATGCGCTCGCGAGTACGGACAATTTTTCTTTAAAGGAAGGAGCTTAAGAGCGCATCGAGTTTCGTACAAAATCCACAACGGTGCGCTTCAAGAGGGGCTTGTGGTATGCCATGCTTGCGATAACCCTCCATGCGTGAATCCTCACCACCTTTTCGCAGGAACTCAAGGCGATAATGTACGCGATGCCCTTAAAAAAGGGAGACTGAAACACCCTCCTGCAAGCGTTATTAATTCCTATCAAAGGCTGAAAACCCATTGCAATAACGGGCATCCGTTATTGGGAAGCAATTTGACAAGTAGAAAAGATCGCCGCGAGTGTCGGATTTGTGCTAATAAAGCTGTTCGAGACTGCGTAAGAAAGAAAAAACAAACCATGGCCCGCGCCAAGAAAGGGAATGAACAATGAACGAGACCCCCTCAACCCCTGGGCTGGAGGAGGCGATGGAGAAGGCTCTGAAACCTTTTGCGGCATACGCCTGTGATGGAGAATCGCCAGACCATTGCCACAACTGTGCCGCCCGCGCTGCTCTGGAAGGGCGGGAAAAGTGAAAGCCCTAAAATATCTGTGGGACAACCTGACCGCTATCCTCGCCTATGGGATAGCAGGATTCTCCTTGATAGCCAAAGACCCGTCAGGCGTGGCCATGGGCGCTTTTCTTCTGATTTCGCATTACGGGCGGAAGAAGGTCGTAATCAACATGGAAATCCCCGAGTCCTCCACCGTTAACATCGGCTGCGATAAATGCGGTGTCGCGCCCCGTGGGGAGGGAGGGGAATGAGCGACAACAAGCCTTTAGCCCAGCAATTCCAAGATGAACTTAACGCGGTAATTGATAAATACCGTGACCAAGGTCTTACCTACGGAGAAGGGATTGGCGGGATTGAAATTGCGAAACTAGACCTTTGGCACGAAATGGATGCTAGCCAAAACGAGGAAACGCCATGATACACGACATTTCCCGCGCCATAATGTCCTTCGCTATCGTCTGCTGCCTGTATTTCCTGAATACATGGGTAGAGGGATATTACCATCTTCAAAGGGATCTGGAGTTGTCCCCGCAAGCAACAATCAACAAGTGCTTGGCCGCTGGTGGCAAGCCGAAGGAGTGCGGGTTATGACGGGGAATTTGCTTGGGTACCTTACAGAACCGCCAGTAAACATTGATTCATACTGTGCCGAAATGCTCAGGGCTGAATTGTGGAGAGAGTCGCAAGCGGCCAACTTCTGTTTCACTTGTAGGAGGCGGTACGTTTGGGACGTATGCAACCACGCCTATCGATGCGCTTGCGGGATAAACCTTACCCGTTCCTAATCTCTATCTCCGCGCCCCCTGCCTGTTCTACTAGGCGGGTGAGTTCGTCTGTCAGGATTCCAGCTTTCATGGCTGTCAGGGTGCCGGGAGTTCCGCCCCTACGCTTCGACAATAGAGGGCAACCATAGGAATCCCGAGGATGGCAACCCTGATGCAAGCGGATTCCCTCGAAACCGGGGACGCTCAGGATATGGGTCATCTTTTTACGGAACTTCTCGGAGTAGTCCACGACAACCCTATACTTCCCAGCCGGGATAGCGGTCTGTCCGTACACCTTCTTCCCCTTGCGCACGGTGTCCTCTAAAGTCATGGCCCACCATTCACCATTGATGAACATCTCCCCCTCGGTGTAGGTGGGGGTAGTGGGTTTGCGCTGAATAAGGATTTTCATGGGGCGACGTGCTCCACAAGGGACGGGTTCAAGTCTCTAGGCCGGGCGTGACCACCCTTGCGGATAGCCTGCCGAACCCACCACCGACGCCATGCGCTCATCCCGTCCTCACGGCAAAGACGGTTTAAGAGGGAGTCGGCTTTCTTCTTCCAGTCCTTCGGCATTGTCTGCTCTAGCTGGTGCATATTGTAAATAGCGTCATGCCCTGCCGAACCTCGCATGAAATTCTTCGTATCGCAAGCCCCTGTCGCCCCATCCCATCGGAAGCCGGGGGAAAGGGTAAGGGTTCCATCTACGTCCAGAGTAGCGCCGGGGATGGAGATACGGGTTTCAGGGTGCAGGTCAGAATGTAAGACCAATTCTCGACTAAGTTCATAGCCGCCTAGAACGTGGTTCCTGTAGAATATCCGGCTGGATTCAGTCATTGAGCCCCCCATATCCCGTGCTGAATCGAATACCCAATACCTTTTGACGGGTCGAACGGAACCTTAGGATCGTCGCCCAGCAGTTCCTTGCGCTCCTGTTCTTCCCGCCTGATGTCGCGGAGAACCTTCTTTCCACCGGGTAACTTGATAAGCGCCTGCTCAATTCTGCTTAGGCGGATTTCCTGTTTCCCGAACCCGTCACGGACAGCCAATTTGACGGTGTCCATGTCCGCCCTTGCACCCTTAACCGATTCTTCGACTATGGGCCTCATAGCGTCCTGAATGGCGTTCTGAGCGGCTTTCCCGGCCAGCCCCTTGCCTATGAGCTGGTCACCGCTGGCGACGAGTAAAGGAACCGCCCACGCAAGCAGTTTCCAGTTTTTTAAGATCCAGTTTTCCTGCTTGTTCGGGGCCACGTGGGGAATCCTCTACTGTTTGAATACTGCCGTCACGCGGCGCGATTTGGCGGGGTCTGCGGTGGGGGAGCGCTCGCCTCTTGAGCGGGCTTCGATACGCATGGCGTCGGTGCCCACCGCCATGATGGCCGCAAGGGTGTTCTCAGCCCGGCGCTGGCTCAGGGTATCGTTGTAGCCCGCGCGGCCCACGGTGTCCGTGTAGCCGGTCAGAACGAGGCGCAGGGACGTGTCGTTGGACATGAATCCCGCAAGGCGAGAGGCCCACGCGGAATCCATGACCTCCACGCTGTCAAACCCGAAGTAAAGCGGGAGGGATCGCGGCAAGGGCGCGGGACGCTCCTTGCGCGGGGATTCAATGTCGTTCTGCGCCCCCTGAACAGAAGGGTGTTTCGCGCACGCCCCAAGAAGGAGCGCAGCGAACGCAGCTAAGAAAACAGGGCGCATCACGGCGTACCACACGCGACGGCACGGGCGCGGAGCTTGCCGGTCACAGGGGTGATACAGAGATAAAGCTCCACGGTGGGATCCGCCAAGGCGGGAAGGTAGGTGTCCGCTTGGTTCTCCACGTCCTCCATGTTCACAACCGGCTTTTTAAAGACCGTTTCATTTGTGTCCAAAATAGCGTTTGCGTCCGCGTCGGTCGCGCCGCCTGCGATGAGAACCCAAGGGCCATTCATGTTTCTCAAGAAGGCACCATTTGGATAGTTCCCTGCGGTGCTGTTATAAGCAGAAGATCCCGCGAAGAGTTCTACGTAGTTCTCCACGTTATTCTGCAACACCCAGCTTGCGTAAGCGCTGCCCCCTGAATTTGCATTTATGATGCGATAAAAAACCGCGCCATTGGCATCACCGACAACGGTTTGCCCGCTAGCCCAATTGAGAGAGCCCGGGCCAATAGCGGAAACGTATCCATTCGCGTCTGCGCTCAGGATATGCTGGAATTCTTGGCAGCTCGTTCCGCCACAGCTACGATACGCGAGATTTTTTCCGCTGAACTGATTGTTCAATTGAAGGCTGACGCCATCCATTTGCTTCAGCGAATAAACAGCACCATCGTTTGCCCAGCCATCGCCCGTCTGAGCACGGTACATGGAAAGTCCGGAGGGGTAATTCAGGTAACCAGTTCCATTCGTGCTATTGGGGGCAGCCGATGCGGCCACCGTAGCGGCGGTGGAAAGGGTGTTGTGGAGCTTGCTTGACCCGAGAAGTCGGGCCGCATCCTGATCCGCGATGGCGTCGGCGATGTCCCCGGCTCGGTGCATATTCAGGAGGTCGGTGGGATGGATTGAGCGCCCGTCGCCATAGGCGTCATCCCACGGGCCGACATAGGGGATGCGGTACTTTGTCCACGTATCGTTGAAAACGCATTGGTACTTGCGGGCGAGGTCACGAAGCGCGGAATTGATGGACAAGTACCACACGGAATCGCGACCGTTCGGGGTATCGTTGGTTGCGGTGGGCGACGAGATAATAATCGTCTGCTCTTGCACGGTTTTAATGGCCCGGGTAGCGGCCAAGACCTGATCGTAAATGATCAGGAATGAATCGCGAAGAATTGCGCCCTCGTTAACCCCCCATTCATGATAAATCACGTCATAGTTTGCGGCGAGCTGCCCCGCCATGAGGTTGTCGCGGTAGTACTTGATCGTTTCGCCGCCTGCACCAGCATTGACAATGCTGACCACCGGGAAGCCAGCGGACTTGAGGTTCTCCGCGACAGCGTTTTGCAACAGGTACTTGTCCGAGACGCCTCCCCCCGCGATCGTGGAAGGCCCATTCAGGACAACCGAAAGGGTGCGGAAAGGACTAGCGATGGCCGTGTCCTTGTGCCATCCATTTTCGATGCCGAACTTGATGCCCTCGGTGTTAAAGGGGGCGAGGTTAGGGGTATTCACGTAGGGGGCGATAATCGAATCCGCCCGAAGTAAGGAAAATCCATTTTTGGAAAGAGAATCCGCAATCGCGTTCTGGCAAGCAGTATTACACCCCGCCGCCCCGATGTACCCTGCAAGCTGGCTCATTTTCATGGAGCGCAAAACCGTCTTCGATGAATCCGGCTGGATGTACGTAAAGGCGTTCCCAGTTACGGAATCCATATTGGCGGTCTTGTACGCGGGCTTCGGCAGGGTAACAAACTGACCGAAGACGACAGCCTGGATGAAGGCGAGGGCGAGAATCAGGTTTTTCATTTTATTTATCCAATCCCAATAGTGAAAGCGGGGGTGATACGAGTAGAGATATTGCCCATGATGCGGAGCGAACCCGTGAAGTTATCCGGGACAAGGCGCACCAGAGCATAGCCAGCCACCCCTACGATGTAGGAGCCGACAGCGGTGATTTCATCCCCAGCAAGCTGGACGTTACCCTGAGCTACAGGCAACTCTTGCCACGTGTAGCCGTCCTCGGTTCCCTCTACCGTGAAGGTGCCGGTGGTGATCGTCCCCGAAATAGACAACCCTAAGGTTGCATAGTTGCGGGTAGAGTACACGACATCACTTTGCGCGGTGGTGTCGATGTAGTTCTCTTGGCTTAAATCATTGTGGCTCATTTTGAGCCTCCTTTGGGTTGATTACACATTCTAGGTGCCGGTAACAGGGTAAATGTGAAAGAGGGTCATGGTTTTAACGTTCGTCCCGCCTGCGCTTTGGGTAATAGTGTTGCTATTGGCCCACGTTATCGCAGCCGCTCTTGAATCAGAAGCTGAGTTAATAGTCCCAACACCCGTAGAATCTGAGCAGACGAAACCCGTGGAGAAGCTGGTCGTGGCTCCGGTGCGGATAACCACCACTTCACCGTGATAGGTGTACGGGCTTGCCGTCACATTGTTGATCGCTGATTCAGCAAAAACAGTTTGCCCCCCGACAGTAACTGTAATTACGGGGTTAGCAGCCGTGGTTGTCCCAGAAAAGATGATCTTGATGTGGCCGCCATCGGTCGTAATGGAGTTAGCCGGTAGTGCAGGGTTGCCGGTTCCAGCCACGGGGGCAGCAGACCCGGACGCGAAAAAATCTTGAGACCCAGTACCGGCTTTGGATTGAACGAAAGAGCCTGCGGTAATCGCGCCGCCAGCAGTAATCGTTGTCCCAGCCGTTATAGAATCCCCAGCAGTAATATCCAAGTCGGCGTCTACGTTTTGGCCTCTCACCTGTCCGTCAGCGATAATCGCCATATCCGACGTGATATTGCCAGTTGCTTCAATCGTGCTTGCGTAAAAATCTGCGACTGTGGTTGAACCTTGTATTAGGACGTCACGGCGGGCGGTAATATCCGCTGCATTAATCTTGCTCCCATTGGGATAATAGACCCCAATGGGAATAGAGATAGTCGGCCCGGCACCGTCAAGGATTTCCCCCTGAAACTCGGTGGTAACCGTGGTAGAGGGGGTAAACACTCCGGTATGCGGCCATTGGCCCGGAGGAACAATGAAGTACCCAGCCCCCGCCGCTTTCCAAGCAGCAAAAGCAGTAGCATTCCCCGCCTCAGAGCCAGAATCCGTAGAAGCCCCGAACCAATCAGGGCGGCTAACCTGCTCGGGATTCGTCAGGGTGACGCTGGTTCCCCACGACGAGAAAAGGTTACCTTCGCCCGCCTCAACAATGCCAGCGATAGACAGGGTGAACGATCCGGTTGCTTTGGTAAGCGTGGAGCCAGCCTCAAAAACAATCCCCGGGCCAGTCAGAGCCACGGAGCTAATGAAGCGCCCGGTATCGCTGTTATCCTTGCAAATACGGATACGCGCGCCGATAGACGCCGCGTAGGAATTGGCCGCGAGAAGGTTATTGGTCTTATCCCCGCTCCCAATAAACCCGAAAGAAGCCGCCCTTACATCCCCATCCTCGTCAGGGATGCGGAACCACTTTTTAGTAGGATCGAAATTGGAATCCTGAATATACCCGCCGTCAGCCGCAGAAGCCGAAACAGCGTTGTAAAACATCCCTTGACCACCATCACCAGGCTCATAGTACCCACCGATATAGGTGTAGGGGAATATGGACGTATTCACGTTCACAAGGTCTGCGAAGGAGTTGACGAAACCCGTCCCAAAGGTCGTGCCACCACCAACGATATTATCAATGGTGTAGCCAGGAACGGGAACGTCATTCGGGTCAGTCAGGACGAGTTTATACCCCCCAATACCCAAATAAATCAAAGCCTTCCCAGTATCGTCCAAGAAGGCGATATTCGCGGGAGAGGCGTAGGGTACAAGCAGTTCCGAATCCGTGTAGATGGTCTTCGGGATGTCGGTGCCTGCGGCGTAGAACTTGGCCTTATACCCGTCCGCAACGGTAATCTGACCGTTTGAGTTCAGGACTACAGGCTGGAACATGCCAGAGAAGAAATTTGCACCAGACATTAGTTGTCCTCAGGGGAGAAGATTGCAGCGCGGCCAAGGTCTAGGGCACGACGGGCGGCCTGCGTCCCGAACTTGGATTCGAAGCCACGGCCAGACTCATAGAGAAGGGGAGCCATGCCGGGATAGCGGCGGGAAGCGGCCAAAGCAACAGGAGCCAAAGCAACGCCCAAGTTTCCAGTCGCGAGGCCCGCACCGATGCCCGTTCCGGTTCCGATAAGTTCAGGAAACGCGGAGTAGTTGGTGCGGGCCTTTTCATGGAAAGCCTCAAGGACGGGCGCTAGGTCGGCCATTTCTTTCTTGACGGTACGATAAGCGCCTTCGCTGGGCTTGCCCGTCATGCCGCGCATGAGATTGTCCTGATTGGCGCGGTAGTACTCTTGGCTTGCGAGGTCAAGCCCCGGGGGGGTTTTACCTTCTACCCAACGAGAGTTAGCCCCCGCCATTTTCCCCTGCTCAATCGCTGCTTCGCCAGAAACGGCACCGCTCGGGGCCATGCCGACTCGCGGGCTCCTCGCGGCCAAGTCGTACTGGCCAAGCTGGTCAACGGCGTCTTCCATCTGCTTCGGAAGAAGACCCTTAGACCCCGTGGAGCGGGAGCGGATAGCCGCCTCAGCGTCAGAGATATTAGAGAGCAAATTGCCCTCAACGCCTTCTTTAGCAAGAAGGGCTTTCTTCTGCGCGTCCCCAGCCAATTGAACACCCAAGCCCCGCTCATCGGCCTTTCTGAACGCTCCCTTACCCCACGCCATAATGGGGACAAGGCGCTTATCCAAAGCCTGCCTAAACCCTGCGGATGTGGGGGGGTTCATGCCCGATTCAAGGCGCTTAGGAGCGTGAGAAAGGACTTCCAAAGACTTGACGCCCGCCCCCTTGAGGAAGCCAGGGATCTTTGCGCCGACGCCACCAGCAGCGGCACCCAGCGCGGTTTCAAGAGCGGCGTCACCGGGGTTAACCTCTCCCGTCTTGGCGTAGTTCTGCGCTTGGTGGATGCCAGCGCCTTGCACTCCCAACTTGAGAAGGCCAGCCAGTCCTTTAATCTTACCTATGGGCAAGCCCTGAACCATCATATCGCCCGCCACGCCGCCCATAGTACCGGGAGAAGGGTTCTCTCGCAGGTCTTTCTCGTAGTTCTCAACAATCCGTTTGCCCATGGGGAGTCCGAGTTTACCGAGGAACCGTGCAGCAGGGATAGGCCCACTTTCAGCAATACGACGCCCCGCGTCAATCAGGAAATTGGGCTTGTTCGGGTTGGCCTTAGGCTTGGCCGCTTCTTCGGCTACCAATTCAGAAAGTTTACGGCGTGCCATTAGTCCATCTCCACTTCTTCGCCGTCAACAATCACGACAGTACCGGGAGGGAGGCCAGCGGCCCTAGCTTCGGCAATGTTGTCGAATATCCCACGGGGCATTTCAGCCAAGTAATCGCGCATTAAGGGGCTTTCACGGTAGCCAGCTTCCCTGCCATATTGCTGCGCCTGATCCTCAAGAATACTGTTGTACTCCTGAATGAACCGCTTAACTTTCTTCTTTGCGACGTCCGGCTTATCGTATGCCGATGGAATAAACGGCATGAGGCGCGGCGATTCAGAGGCCGTAACAGCAGCGCCGGAACGGTCGTGAATAACCATAGACCCAAGGTCTGCGATTGCGGCCCTAGCGTCCACGCCTTCTGGGTCTAGATTGTTTAAAGCGCTGCCACTAGCCAAGGTGGACGTAAGACCCTTCCAGAAGCCAGTCGGCTTTTTGTCTCCCTTGCTACTTCCAACATCTTTCCCGCTCAAAAGTGCCAAGGCCTTTCTAGCCTTCTTTGCGTTTTGGACGTTTTCAAGCATGGCAGTTTGCGCGGACGCAGGGATAATCTTTCCCTCACTTGTATTGTTGGCCTTAGTCGTTATCCCCAGCTTGGTAAGATATTCCCCAACCTTGTTATGCCGCGAGGTTTCTCTAAGAGTTCTGTTTTTAAGGTCTTGTTCAAACTTCGTATTAGCTGCCGTGGTCGTGGCGTCGAGGTCTTCTTTGCCTATTCTACGGGTTCTATCCTCAAGCCCAAAACGTTCGTCCCGTTGGCCCGTGCGGAACTTTTCAGCCTGCATCGGGTCAATGGCCGCAAGGTTCGCTGTAGTCAGTCCCTCAAACCGGGAAATATCGCGGGTAGTGTCTTTGGGGGCTTCGCCAAACTCAGGGCCGGTAGCCAGGCCCTTCGGCATACGGCCCAAGGAGATAGCCCCCGTGCCCGTGCTTGCCGGGGTTACATCAGACAACGCCCTACCACCGTAGAAGCTGCTCAGAGCCTTCTTTACCCCCTCAGCGTCGGCGGCAGCCTTGATCGCGGCGGCATCGTCACGCTTGGCCCGGGCAAGGTCTAAGGTACCTTTCTCAAGGGCTTGCGCCTCAGCCTTGGCAAGCTGCTCCGCACGGCGACGATCCGCCCCCTCTTGGAAGGGGTTGTAATCGTCCTCAACGGTACGATTGATGCGGCCAAGCCGGGAAAGGTTGAGAGCCATTAGTACGCTCCACCCGAGATGTATTTCTTGGCGAGGTCAATGCCACCGTCAACCACGCCCTGTCCCATACGGCCCAGCTTCTTGCCACCGGAGCGCCACGCATCCGAACGAATGCCACCAACCCCTAATTCGGTGTCGGCTTTTGCCTGCGCACGTCCAAGGCCAAGGTCGATAGACCGATCCAGAGCAGGGGACGCATAGCCCGCCAAGGCGTTGCCCTGCGAGAATTCAAGGGCGTTATTCTCCGCGTTGGTGTCATAAGCCCTGTTGGCCGCGTCGTAATCAAAGCCACGGTCGCTTTCAAAGGCTTGACGGCCACGGTTGTACAGTTCATCCGAGCGCTTGGCGAAATTGTCCTGTCCAGACTGCTGCAAAGCCCGTCCGGTATTGCCAGAGAAAAGCATTCCTTTCCCTGCCGCGCCGCTTTCAATCGCTTGGTTCCCCGCTCTCTGCGAAGCCTGATATTCAGGGTCACGGAAAACGTCGCTGGGGTCGAAATCAAAACTGCCACCCTGATACTTCTGCTGATCGGGGTTTCTGAAATCCCCCTCACCATAGCGGCGGGACAAGTCAAGGTAATCCCCTTGGGACTGTTCTTGCATGGGGCGGGCGAGGTCAAGCGCACCGCCATAACCTTCATCCAAAAACTTGCCCGCTTTTCTGGTCGCACGGCGCTCAATGTTAGCGGCCTTGTTGCCGCCAAACAAATCAACACCTTGCCCGATAATATCGCCTAATGCCATAAAGCCTCCTAAGCTACAACAAGCCCGGAAATAACTGCTCTGCCAACCGGCCCGAAGTCGGGTAGATACACCCGGCTTGAGCCCTTATCCACCGTGGCGGCTTTCATTGTGCCGCTAATCGCTACGCTAAACACCGCATATTGCGCCGCTTCAAAAGGGAGGTCGAAGTAGGCTCCTACACTTGCAGTAGGCGTTTCCATCACCACCGAAAAGAACCAGAGGCCCGCTACATGGGTATATTCCCCCGTCACCGAGGACGTGGCTACAAGGCCATACGAAGGCGTCCAAGCCGTAGCTTTCGGGTACAAGTCCTCATGCAGAGCCTTACGATAAGCGTTCCAGTCTTGACTGGCTTGCTTCTCGGGTTTCGGTAATAGCGGCTGTCTCATGCGCCCCCCTCAGCGTTAATGCGAACACCCCTAAAACTTACATATTGATTCGCAACAAATCGGAACCAAAGAGTAATACCAAACGAAGCGCCTAATCCAGTCCAGCGGGGACGGCAAACATACGATCCGTTACCGCTCATGGTACGCCACATTTCAGTGCCGTAGGTCTTGCCCCGGTCGCGGGAAACACGGAGCATGATGCTCGGGTTATTGTCGGGCTGAATAATCTCTTTGAGAACGTCGAAGCTGAAAGGCAACTGCTCCAAAGTGAGCGAAGGTAAAGAGAAAGAAACAAGGTCAGAGCCTGCGCCGCTTTGGATAAGAACCGTCTGGGCATCGCCAATCGTCCCAGCAGCAACCCCCATGAACCCATCGACCGCCATCTGCCCCTGCAAATAACTAGAACGTGCGGCGGCGGAAGAGAAAGCGAAGGCAATGAAAAGGTCAGTCCCGAGGTAGTAGCCGATATGGATATAACGGGCCGATTCATTGAAAATCTGCGCATTTGACGCCAAATTAGTCCCTGTAACCCTGTTCACATAAGTCGTGGTTTCGGGGGGCGCGGTATTGCCCATCTCACAAAAGAGTTCCACCCCCGTAAAGGTGGACTTCCACGACGCCTCTTTAGGGAAGACCGACATCTTACGATCCAGCACAATCGGGTTGCCGTTGTCGGTGTAGAGGTCGTCCCGAATTTCGGCTACCTGACCGTTCAAACGGTTCAGGCCCAAGAGTTTCCCGTTGTGGAAGATAACCGACGCCCACGGCAAAGCGCTTACATCACCAGAGGGAACCAGACGGGTAGACTCCTCATGCCAAAGCCGCTCGGTGAGGTCATAGACAAAGGTTCTATTCCCCTGCCCGAAGGTCAGGAAAAGGAACCTATGGCCAAGGTCTTGATAGGCGTACATGAAGGCGTCTGATTGTACTGGAATCGTGGCCATATTGCGGATAACCGAGTAGTCGGAAATCGTCTGCGGATCGCCACCGGGGGACATGGAGTAAACCACGCCCTTCCCCTCAGCATTGCCACCGAACCAGTAGAAATCATTCTCGAAACAGACGTGGGCCTGCGGGGCCAAGATGCCCATCGGGAAGGTCGAGTTAGTCGGTACTACGGGGAGGGGCAAGGTGTTCTGAAACACCCACACCTCACCCGTATATTGGCCCAGAAGCAACAGGTAATTCCCGTTCGTCTCAAGGGAAAGAAGGGCGTCAGAACCGAATTCAGCCGTGCCAAAGGCGTCCCCGGGCCAGTTCAGGAAGTTATACGGATCGGAGCATTGGAACTGCCCTGAGCCCTTCTTAATGGCCCACCCACGTCCACCAAAGAACACCGTCTGCCCGCCGCCGCCCACAAAGCCGTGGGTAGCCTCGGTCAAGATGGTGAAGGTGTTCGTGGCAATCTCGAAAACGTACCCTTCCTTCTCTCCCGGGCCGACAATCAGGATCTGCCCCTCTCCATTAGGAGGGAGGCAAGCGGTCAGGGAGCAAAGCCCGTTATTGGTGGTCAAAGACCCACGGGTAACAGACGCCCCGTTCACAATCTCGCAGAAGGAGAACCCACGAATACCGAAATGGCGGCCACCGACAGACACCTGTCCACGCCCACCACCTGCGAAACCGAATTGGCTTTCAACTACATTCCCCGCTCGGCGCTTCAAGGTGTACACATCGTCAGACACCTTTTCAGGGTAAAGGTTCATGGTGTATTCGGGATCGTCCTGAGAGACATTCTTGGACGGCCCCCAAATGGGGATGTCATAAACGCTCACGGGTTGATCCCCGCGCGGTTGACGTTCCACGGGAAGGCGCTAGGGATAGAAGGCGTGTTCGGCACCTTGTTGGTGCTGTAGATGGACAGGGTGTACATCGCGCTTGCGGCCTTGGTCACAAGGTCTTGATTCACCAGCCGACGCCATTGGGCCAGCTTCAAGGCCAACACGTCCGTAAAGGCGCTGGTGAACCCAGAAGGAAGCTGCGCGGTAGCGTACCAATCGCTTGAGGGGTCGCCCACAACATCAATCCATTTCAGGGTCGAGGTCAAGCGGATCTTCCACACCTGATTAGGGTTCGGCCAGAGGTACAAATCCCCCTGCGGCCAACCCGGGTTCCACGTGTAGTTGATCGGCTGGGACTGGTTCTGCGGTACCGAGATATACTGACGGTAATCCGTGAACGTCAACGGCTTGAGCGGGAGCCACACGGGGTTAGCCCCCGGCGTGATTTGAATCTCAGCGTCGAGGATAAGTTCAGGGCGCAGGGCGCTAGCCGGTGAGGCATCACTACCCGTTCCCAGAACGTACTTGGTCTGATTGGAGGTGGTGTCAAACTCAATGGATGTCGAAAAGACGGGTAGGGCAATCCCTTTCCCGTCCAGTTCGTCAAGCAGCTTGGAGGCCCGCACCCGGGCGCTCTCAAGCATGGCGGGGTCTACTTGCTGGTCTTCACCGAGGATTCCAGACAAGGAAAGCGCATCTGTCAGGATTTCTTCCCATGTCCATGCCATCGGTAAACACCCCTTTCAACCTTTGTTTCTTAGCCGCCGAGATTCTGGATCTTGATTCGGAAGTAGCCTGCGCCAGCCGTAAAGACCGTGCCGCCAGCAGCCATTTCAAGGCTGATCGTATCGGTAGCCGTACCCACGTTATTCGCCGTGATGGCGGTAGCGTAGGTGGTAACTCCGATGGCCGCCTGAGAGGCCAGCGTAAGCGTCAGGACGCCGCCCGTGACATTGGTCGAGCCAATCTCAAGGTTGAACACCTGCGAGGCGCTGGTGCCCGTACCCGCCACCGTAGTGACGAATTCAAGGCCGAGCAGCTTGAACGGGAAACCGGGGGTGAAGCCGGTCATAAGGTCAATGGCCGAGGTCGAAAGACCCGTAGCCAAAGACGTCAGGGGATGGGTCAGGAACTGAACACCACCCGGCGAAGCCACAGGGATTTCGGCGGGGGTGATAAGGGTTTCAACGGTCGAATCTTTAAGTGCCATGATGGGTTCCTTTAGTTGACAACTGCGGTGAAGGCACGAATGACATGGCGATACTGCTTGAGCGCGCCGCCGCCAAGGAAGTCGATGCGGAAGATGTTGACGAGGTTATTCGCGTCACCCACCGCCGCCGTCTGAATCGGCAAGCCTTCCCAATCAGCGGAACCGTTCTGGTTCATGATAAGTTCGGCACGCTTGAGGCCCACCATCGCCAGAGCCGATTCCTTCTTGTAGAAGAAAGCCTGACGGTAGGTGAGGGACGGCAGGCCGTAAATCTGGACGTACTGCGTCCCCGCCGTGGTCGGCAGGCGCGAGACGTTCTGATACTTCGGAGCCTCGGGGCCGTAGATGGCCTGCGTGAAGGTGATCGTACCCGCTCCCGCGCCGTCAAGCTGCGTGTCAGCGGCCACACAGAAGCCCATCTTGTTACCGATGATAGCGCGGGTCAAGGGGTTAACCTCGTTCGCGCCGGTCGTGGTGCCGTTACCGGGGAAGGAGATGATCGTTCCGGCCTTGATCGTGCCGGAAGCCGTGCCGCCCGAAACCGTGATACTGGTAGCGCCCGAGGTCACGTTCGCCGCCAGAGCCATGCCCGAAACGCCGTCGCCAGCAGCCGAGCCGTTGGTGTGGTAGGGGAGGATCGTGGACTGGTAGACTTTCAGGTTGGACACCTGGCCAACCGTGCCGTCAACATACGCCTTGGAAGACGCATCCTGAGGGTTGAACTGGTTCGCGCCGCCCAGAGCACCAGCCAGCAGGCTCATGTCTTCGGGGGCCACGGCAGCGTACAGGCCGCTAGAGGCGTACATATTCGCCAGAGCAGCGTTGAACTTGCCCATGTCGTTCGCCGTGGTCAGGTTCGTACCCGGGGCAATGGACGAGATGAACCGCTGACCCTTGTTCAGGTTCGTGTAGCCGATCTGCGCCATGGTCGTAGCCAGAGACTTCATGCGGTCTTTGTTGGTGTTCGACATAACGGCCTTACCGGCGTCAAACGTCTCGTTGATCGCACCGATTTCAAGGCCGGTGGTGTAGTTGGCATAGGCCAGCGGCACTTCACGCATCGCCAGCGGGTCATTACGGAACGCCACCTGCTGGACGGCAAGCTGCGGCTGGTCAGCTACCGGAAGCGTAATGCTGCCACCGGACGGCGAGAACTGCTTCTGCTCGAAATCGGCGCTGTACGACTTATCGGCGTTTTTAAGCACCATGTCGGTATCGGCGATAAGCGCCTCAACCATCTTCTCGGATGCAATCTGACTAACTACGAGGGTATTATCGGCCATGATTCATTTCCTTCTTAGGGTTAATTCCAGTCCGCTGCGATTTCGCTAACGGAACGCTTGACAGGCTTGCCACCAGTGCCGGTTCCCATCGAGCCTTTGGTCGTCATGGCTCGGGGATTGGCGCGGGTTTGGGTAGCGTCGGCGGCTTCGAACTGGCTCTCCATCCGGCCCACGGCCAGAATGACAGCAGCAGGGCCGCGGGTACGCTCTAAAGTGCGGAGTTCGGCCAGCTTGGCCGGGTTTTTGTTCAACAGGTGATGGATATGGGCGGAGTAGTCCGAACCGGCGATAGTGAGCGTGACCGCGTCACTCTTGAAAGCGATACTCTTGGTCGGGTCATAATCGGGGTTGGTCGCCTTGAACTTGTCCTGACGGTCATAATGGGAGTCAAGGATAGAGGCCGTATGCGCCTCTTGCTGCTCCTTCTGCTGACGGGTCTGAACTTCTTTATCCCACTCGTTGCGAGTGTTCTTCATCTTCCAGTCGAACAAATCTTCCTGAAAGCGCTGGAATTCTCCCGGCTTGTTCAGGTCGTAGCTGCCACTCTCAAGGGACGGCTTGGCGTCCTTGTCGGCATCGTTCTTCGGGAGGCGATTTTCAAACTCTTGGAAACGACTGTCAGCGGTTTCGCGGTACTGTCGGAGGTCGTTGAGTTCTTGCTGGGTCTGCTGCCACGTGCTCTCGTCAATCGAGAACCCGGAAGCAGGCGCGGCCCCGCCTAACGGGGAGTCAGCGGAAGCCGCGCCGCCCCCAGCAGCGTCACCGCCGTCAGGACTACGTTTGATTTGGTTGTGCAAGAAGTTCATAAGCGTTTCCCCCGTTAGGTTACGCTATGAATAGAACCGCTTTTACCCTACTATCCTATAGACAGACAGAAAGCGCTTTGGGGTATTGTGGGGTTATCCGTTCTCAAGGTCGGGGAACACGCGAAGCAGCACCGCCCGCGTGGTGTCTCTAGGCACGCGCCCCTCAATAGTTTCCAAATCCCTGATTGTCTCTTCTGAGATAGTCAAAGACCTGTCGCCAAGGCGGGCGCGGATAGCAATAATAAGGCGGGTTCTACTCCACCCCTTATTGACCCGCGCCTCGCGGAGAGCGGCCCCGAAGGTCAAACTAATACCTCGGCCTCGTTATTCATGGGCAGGCTTTCGGGGTTCTGAGGCAACCCGTCAACCTGTTTCCTCTTGGTTTCCGAATCGAAAGCCTTGATTTCGGTGTCGTCGGCGTTCTTGGCTACCGAAGCCGCTAGTTTCTCTCGTTCAAGTTCGATCTTAGCCATAGCCTCAGCGTTCCGGTTCTGCTCCTTCAAGAAGTCCAAATCCTTCTGCTGCTTCATGGCCGCGTTCTCTTCCTGTAGCTTCTTGCCCTCCGCCTGCATTTCCTGAATTTTGGCTTTCATCGCCTCCTTCTCAGGGTCTTGGCTGGACTCTTCAAGAGCCTTACCAAGCTGCTGCGCGTACCTACCACGCTGGGCCTTGACTACCATAGCCGCGCCTCCCTTGGCCTGCATGATAGCCGGGCCGAGGATGGGAGAATCGACCATATGCATAAGCATCGCCGCTTCTGCCTCACGGTTGCTATCCGAATCCGGCACAACCTCAATCACCATGCGGTAACGCTCGCCCTCACGGAAAGATATCCCCTCGGGCCCGTTAATCTCTTGCATCACAATCTTGTCGTCATCGTCCAGCATGGGGATAACCTGCTGCACCGACAGGTAATTGGGCATGGACTCCAGAACCACGTACCCCATCTGCTTCACGTACTCGATGAAATTGAATTCAAAGTGATAGTTGGCGAGGTTGGATTGTTTGGCTCTCTCCTTAATGGCTACCCCGGACTTCTCGTTGGTCTTCTGGCCCAAGGCAGCGTCATAGATACCCAAGATGCGCTCGATCTTCTGCAACTGCTCCTGTTGCAAGGCAATAAGCTCAGGGTCAACCCCGTCAGGAGAGACGCGGCGGGGCGGGGTGACCTTGTTACCTTGGTCGTCGTACTCACGGTACACGACATCCGTGTCCCCGATAACCGCATTATCCCGATAGTCTGCCAACTGCTTGAGTAGGATAGACCCCTCGGAAATCTCGTAATGGGGGTAGGGGCTTTTGGCAAGCTGCAAGAGAATGATGTTCTCGCAAATCGTGTACACCATCTGCGGTTCTTTGGCGTCATGGGCCAAGGAACGGTAGTACACCTTAACCCCCTGCGGGGTCTTCTGGACGATCTTCTCACCGGAACAGCAGACGAGCGGAGGGTAGCAACCCAGCCAAGCCCCCTCGCTATAGATAGCCCCGCCGTTGTCGTCAATGACGAACCATTCCCACTCGTAGGAGTTCACCTCACGGGCGAATGGCTCCCCGTTAATGAGTTTGATGTTCGACATGTCCGGCGAACCGTCCGCCCCCGGTTGTAATTGAGATTCAAGCACCGAGCCGCCATCCAAGGTGACGTATTCCTTATCCGTCCCTGCCTTGGTCTTGCGCCAGTAGAACCAAATGGGATGGGTCTTCTGCGCCCCGTATGTCCACTTAGACCCGGTCTTCTCTTCCCACTTGCTGCGGGGGATGTCCTCTTTAATGAGGAAGTCGGCCATGTCCGAGAACGTGGCCTTCTGGACGTAGGGGTCAGGGAACACCGAATAGGTGTCCTGAACGTCCTCGTACTGATACTCCTTCTCCTGCCCCCGGGCATCGGCGTAGTCCACGACGATCTTGGAGTAATGCAGGCCGCCAGCCAACTGCCCACGGCGGGCATAGTTGTACACCTCGGGAGCACCACCAACCCGCTGAATACCCCTTAAAGCCCCTTCACGCCACCTAGCCTTGGTGATGTCAGCCCCGCCCCCATTAGGGGTTACCGTGGCCCTGTAGTCGTTCTGCAAGGTCTGGTTAGCCTGATTGTTGATGTAGGGCTTAAGCATATTCGGCATTTTGTAGTTAGCGCCGAAGCCGTAGGTCTGGGCTGTCTGGGGGGACATATGAATTCCCAGCAGCACAAACTCTTCATCCTCCTGACAGGTCTTGTAGATGTCAGACCACAGGGAAGGGTAGGAAGACTGCTTATCCTTGAATTCGGAGAGGATAGCCCTTTGGCGCTCCATCTGCTCGGGGGTCTGGGGGGTCTCGTTCATCGTGCAAATCCCATTCTTCTAGAGTATCCGTTAGAGGCGTTCTTAAAGTCTTTCGGCGTGTCGTCTTTAACAATCCCCGGGAACAATTCATTAGCGGCGAATACCATCCAGTCAAGGCGGTTAGGGCTGCCATTGCCGGTATAGCCGTTGGTGCTCATGGCATACATCTCATCCTCAAGCTCAGGGAAGTAGCCCACGTGGCAAATCTTGTTCTGCTCGTAGAGGGCAGCGATAGGCTCAGCCCGGAGCATCTTGCCCCGGCTGGAAACCGTGTACTTGAAGGGGACGGGCCTAAGCCCCTGCTCTTTAGCGGCGGTCTGGATAGTAAACTCGACCATAGCCCCGCCGAAGTTCTTCTCACCAACAACCACGTTTGCCCTAAGGCTGTCGTAGGTCGTGACCACCACCCGCCCCCATGTAGCCGGGCCAGCCTTGACCGTGTTGTCTTGAAGGACGTAGCCCTTGCCGTCCGTCCCTAGCCCCATAGCCCCAATGCCGATAGCGTCGTTGTCCGCGTTGTCGGTGTCGCCAGAGCCGGAAGGATCGCACGCAACCACGATACGCACCATCTCGGGGAGTTTACCGTCTAACACCCGGTTGCGATCTACCGTGGCCTCAGCAAACAAGGCGTTCGGGTTGTCGTCGGCATACTCACCACGCAGAAAACGCCGCTTCTGGCGCTCACTCTTGCCTTCCATTTCCTCTAGGTACTCGGGGGCAATGTTTTCCTGATTGTCCACCGGGTTCATTAAGAGTTTGGCGTAGTTCTCAGGATTGCGCAAGGGCTTGCCTTTATCCGCCCCCTCAGGCATTAGACCCTTGTGCCAAATCTGATAGGTGAAGTGACCTTTATTGCCCGGGTTCTGATCGTAAATGGCCTTAAGGCGCAGGGTCTTAGTCTCACCCGTGCGGGCGTCCTTGTAATCGACACGCTGGGCCAAGCGGCTAAGGGCCGTCTCGACAGCGTTGAAATTCATCTGGGAGCACTCGTTAAAACCCATCGTGGCGTATTCGTTACCAAGGATCTTATCGGTACGCTCCTTATCGTCTAGGCCACCGAACCATATCTCAGACCCACCGGGTAGAGAGATAAACCAGTTGGACTTGTTTTCTTCGTACTTAACCCCCGGGTAGCAAATCTTCATCATCTTTGGGAAGGTGTCGTACCAAATGGAGGTGATGACGTGATTGAAGCGGTAGCGAAGGATGCAATGACGGGAGCCAGGGGCCATCATAGCCCGGGTAGCGATAGCCCAGCACATTTCAAAAGTTTTTGCACTTCTACTGCCGCCCTCAAGCAGGATATGACGGGCAGGCCCAGCGATTAGGGCCGTTGCTTCGTCTTGCTTGGGGGTGGGCTTAAAGGCCATTTAGAGGATCGACGCCTGAATGGGGGTGACTTCAAACTTGATTGGCCCCTCGTCCTTACCCGTAATCTCTTGATGTTGGGCGTTTTTGTACGGTTCCCGCATCTTACGGGTTAGGTTGACAAGCTGGAACGTGGCTCCGGCTGTTCTCTCGTAAATCTGCTGCTCGGCATAGGCAGCAATTCTGAGGCGTGCGTTTTTGAGTATTTCGCTATACTTTTCTGATTCCGTGTCCATCGAGCCGTTTTCATAGTCAAGAAAGCAGTCGTAACCCATTCCAGCGTGGACACATAGAGCGAAAAGGCCCGGCGGCGCGGGCTTCTTGTCGGGGTAGAGTTCCACCGCCTGCTCTATCTCAAGGAAATAGGCTTCTACGGCATCCGACAGACTTTTCTCGGTAGGCCATTTCCGGGGCTTTCCGCCGCCCGGGTATGGTGGATGTCCTTTAGGGGCTCCCATTTATGCCTCCCTCACATTGGAGGGTCGTTCATCAACAAAGACAGAAACGCCCCCAACATGGGGGGTAGGGTCTAGGCGCTCAAAAATCTCTTGTGCGGTTACTGGGTGCATGGAGGCAGCGCCGTACCCTACATTGGTGACAATACAAGGGAAGATCGGGGTATCTTTGGGGGTATGCGTCTTTACCGGCCTAGCCAGCGGGGTCATACCGCTAAAGGGAGAATAACCAACAGAAAGAGGCCACATTTCGGCGGCTGTCTTGTGGTCGTTTGCTTTGCGAAAAGCCCGGTCTTTACGAAAATAGAGATAGTCGCGGAGGAATAAGCCACGCGCGTATTCTCGCTGCACTTGGGTGCCGGGGCCGAATTCGGCAAAATCTCTCATCGGGCTACCTCCCCATCCACACTAAAACGCCCAAAGCCCCCACCAACGGGGGTAATGCCGGGCTAATGAAAGCGGAGGCGATGCCAGCGGCCAACACTACAACAATGATGGCAGCCGAGACAAGGGCCGCTTTGAGCCTTACCCAGAAAGAAGGTTTGGCCCGAAAAATCCTGAACTGATAGCGGTAATGCACGACTTTTACAGTGTTCATCGCGTTACCTCCCCTTTATCGCAGCCAATCCCAGTACCACCAGAGAGGCAGGCAATTAAGCCCTTGGGGTGGGCGCAACGATGCCAGGATAGGGTTACCGTGGGTTCACGTTTGAAAGCCTCTAGGGGCTTACGGAAGGATCTACCGGGGGTCATGTCGGGCCATCCGGCCTACCAAGGTGGTCTTTTTGCGGCCTCGCGGAAAACTTGTTAGCCGGATGAAATCCAGCCCCAATAGGACAAAGGCCATGCTCCCGTGGGTAGAAGCTACGACTATGGTCGGCTAACCGACATCCGCAGGTCGCGCAACTCGGGTTGTTCATACCCGCCTCGCAGTCACGCCGCCCAAACGAGGATTCAACTTTTCAATGACGTACTCTTGTTCGCCCATTCCTACTACGGTTACTTTCTGGCCAACCGCAAGAGGAATTTCAGGGCCGATTCTGTAAACGTCAGAATCTTTGAAGAAGAAGTGTTTGCGAGGACGAGCCATTTTATACCAACCCTTCTATTTTAGGCATAAGGGGGTGGGTGATATATTCAATCTCTTTCAGGAGTTGAATTCTATCCCGCTCGATCCTTGCCATTAGGATTTCATAGGTGGTTATGCGATTGATTTTCTGGGCCTCTTTGGCGGGCGGGAGGAACTGTTCCCATTGAGAGTCTTTTTTCATTTTCCCCTCACAACCTAGATTCAAGAGAGGTTTGAACGAGACTCCCCCTACCCGACAAACACCCGCTTTTTAACAGGTTCTTGCCGAATAGGGGGTATCTCCGTCACAACCTGAGTTCACTTCAAGGCCATCACTTCGCTCCCATCGTATCCACCAGCAGAGGGTTAGCCACCACCCGGTTTTTATCCTCCCCATACGACAAGGGAGTACGGTCCTTCGTGCCAAGCCGAGTGCATCTAGGAGGTAGCTAGTGCAGAGCCCACTTCATCGAGGTCGCCTAAACCCCGCGACCACCGCTATAGGTGGTCTATGTCTTTGGGATAGAAAGTTGCGGGTTCGTGGGGCTACCCCTCCCACAACCGCTGGCGTACCAACGGCCCCGCAAGTACAATATAACCTCACCCGCAAGGTTTGTGTGTAAGAAAATGAGGAAATGTCATATTACGCCGTACCCCGCGTTTTTACCCCAATATCGCCACCCAAAATTATTTTCACCTTTCTTCTCTTTCCTCATGTTTTATTGGAAATGTTTGACTACCTTTAGGAAGTCAGCCAAGGGAATGAACCCGAGGCGGAAAGGTCGAAAATGGAAACCACGATCAAACATAACGCCGAACAAGCCACCGCCCGCCTTATCGCCGCCGCCCCGGAGCTGAAAGATGGGGGCTCCGCTCAAACCGCCATCATCCGCAAGGCTCAAGCAATCCTGACCCGCTATCTGGTGCCGGATGGGATTTCGGCGGAAAGAGCCGTCAACGACCTGCTGGGCCTACTCGATGGCCCGGAACAACGCGTCGCGCAGTCGGCATGGGACGCCGCAATCTCGAAAGCCGAGGGCCGCTAACATGACCGCCCCGCTCCTTCTCCCCCCGCCGCTTTCGCCCTACGCTCTTTTTGAGTTCATGGCCGGAACCCGCATGCTGAATGCCGTCGAGCAAGGCCAGTTCCGCGCCGAGTCCCCGTGCCTGTGGGCACTGTACTTCGCGGACTATGACACCCTGGCGAACCTCGCCGCCGAAAAGGTGGCAGCATGATTAAGGTCATCTATAGCTGCGGCGGCTGCAACGCCGAGGAAACCGTGGTGCTCCCGTGGCGCGAATTCCGTAGCCTCACCGGGAAGAGCTATGGCTTCGGGTCTTACTCATACCCGCAAGTGAAGGACAATGCGCCTGAGGGCTGGATGGCCTACGATACCGCCACGGGCTGTTGCTATTGCCCGGCTTGTGGAGAAGGTTTGGAGGCAGCATGACCGCCGCTCACCGTGAGGCGTGGGAAATGCGCCAGCTGGATGAACACCTTGAGGAAGACGAGGACGAGGCCCCCACGGTCTACCGGCATCCCGTAACTGGGAAGGTCATTTCCCGGGCAGCCCTCATGCTGTATAACGCGGAAAAGGTTTTTGGAACAACTAAGGCGTCCTTGATGCCGGGGAGGGTGTGATGGGAAACGAACAAGTGAAGCACTCGCCGGGGCCGTGGACATACACGCTCGGGAATTATGGAGCCCGGACGCCTACATTTGGCTATTCCGTTAAATCGGAAAGTCGAGATATGCCGGTTTCCAGCGCTGGGGTTTATGTTCGCGGAACCCTACACGACTACACGCCCGAAGAGCTGGAAGCCAACGCCCGCCTTATCGCCGCCGCCCCGGAACTGTATGAGGCGTTGCGAGATTTGGTCGCTAACCTTACCGAGGGCGATTTTATAAGCACTACACGTATTGATAAGGCAGTTTCCGCGTTGGCAAAGGCAAATCAGGTTTAACCCGCCCTCGCGGCACAAGCCCCGGTAAGGGGAGATAGGAAAATATGGAAGGCTTGAGGCGGCTGGAAGAAATCGAGAAACATAATGAAGGCATAGCCGATGAATGTACGGTTACGGTTAGCCTACATGAAATACGGTGCTGGATGGATACGGCTAGGAAGGCGCGGGAAGCGTTAAACTGGGCATTGAACGCCGGGAACCTCCGCTATTACCACAGGACAAAACACAATGCCGAATACTGCGACGGTGTTGATGCTGCCCACGAAGCCCTTAAACTTTCAACCGGAGACAAAGAATGACCCCTTACAAACACAAGATCACCACCACCCTTAGAGGGGAAGAAACCTCTAAGGTACTGGCTACCCAAAAAGACCCCAAGCAGATTTGGGTCAGTCAGCCATTGCATGGGAGGTTCCGGTTTGCCGCCGAAAACCTGACTTACAAGGGTATCATGAACTGCAAAAATTCCGATGTCCTCAT